GTTTCTGGTTTCTGGTTTGGGTCAACAGGAACAGCGTTACCTTACGCCGCCGTCCGTGTCAAAATTATTTTCAAGAAATTTTAATGGCAGCCTTTTTGCTCAGAGTGCGCGGCTAGTCCCCTTTACCGCTACTGCCAAAACTGTTGGGTCTCTTGCCGGAACTTTCCAGCGGTGGAGATTGGTTATTCTAGTAAGCTGACTAAGATCAGCAGAACGGCGATCAAAATAAGCATTGGTGTTGGGTCCATGTCTGAAGAGTTAAGAGCCCCATGAAAGAATCGAACTTTCGTCAGAAGATTACAAATCTACCGTTTTGCCATTAAACTAATGGGGCGAAGAATTATTTTTTCCAGACCCAACGTTTTGGTTTTTTAGATTCCAAATACGCTTCATAGTCCAGTTTGTTTTTGCAACCTAACGGTCCTCTACAAACACTCCTTAAAATACCATTGTTGGCACAGGAACAGTGGTAGGTTACTTTTGGTTTTCGTTGCATAACTAGATGCAGTTGTCCTCCAAAAATTCCCGTTTGAACATGGATTCAGTGATATCTGGATGCCATGCCATGTACGTCATTACGGTGCGAAACACTGTGACTAAGTCTTCGAGCGGTTGGTCTCGCGGCAGCGAGAACTCCAGCTTGCTTCCTTCGTGTGGGATCTCCACAGTGATCTTCATTTGTCGGTCGCGGTTCATGAGTTGTACGGGTCTTGGTGTTTGAGGTCACAGTCTTCACAGATCCAGCCGTACAGCCAGTGGTAGATGTAGCGGCGTCCGCATTTGCACTCCTCTTCAAGGTCGCAATCTGCGACCTCATTTTTAAGATCACAATCTGTGATGAGTTTGCGGCGGTAGGTGCCGTCGTTGACTTCCTGTTTGATCCAATGTGGGATGTAAAGCGGCATCCAGTCACCGAAGCCGATATAGACTTCGTCGCCGTCTTCCAGAAACTCGCCGCTGTTCAATAGGCGGTATCCCGCTTCGGCCCAATCTGCTTTGATGTCTTTGTCAAGATCGTGCCACATGTCCTCGATGAACTCAGCAAGAGCGTCCTCTTCGGCAAGCTGATCTAGATCATCTCCGTACGCCTCTTCGACCTCATTGCACTGCCGCGTCGTGTTCCTGTCATCCTGTAGCTTGCCGCAGTAGCCAGCATCCATGAGGATGTTCGCGCTACAGGCAACGTGTGCCAGATGCGAGATACCGGATTCAGGGTCCAAGTCTTCGCCGTCGCGCCATGCGTTGAGGTGTCGCAAGATTGCGTTTACGTACGTACTAGCGCACACGCCAGTCTCACGCCAGTTCCACGGACCGTACTTGTCTGCGCCCAACTTGTGGACCCATGCGGTCTGTTCCATTGCATGCGGCGGGATCAAACCCAACGGAGTTTTGGTAGCGCCAATAGCGCCTTTGGGGTCATTGTAGTGCATATTGATCATAATGTTTTTTGAGAAAAGAAAGTTCTTGTTGTAATTTACTATTAGCTGCGTCTAAATGGTGACAACGTCGCCTCAATGACTTTCTGGCTTTCGCGACTACAGAAAACTCTGCTCTAAGGGTTTCTAATTTTTCTGTTAATATTTCAATAATAATTGATTTATCATTTATCGTATTTTGTGTTCTCATTTAATAGTTCTATTTTTTGTTTGTATTCTGCTGCCATATCAAATTTTCCTTCTTCGATTGCTCTGTCGTGTATCTTCAGCAATTCAGCATAAGTAAATTCTTTTTGCTTGCGGAAGATATCATCGTGGTTATTACGAAATGCTTCGCCGTTTACGGCTCGCGGCAGATCGCCCTTTCCTGCTCCAGTTCCAAATGACATTGTGTTTTGTGGTTAGTATTGGTGGTCAAAATAATCCAAGTTCAGATCGAGTAAAGAAAAAATTTCAGAAATTTTACGCGCCGTGAATTGCCTGTAGGTTTTCCGTCTTTATCCGGATTGCCTTCATTACGGTTTCTTCAATCGTGCCAGCCGCGACAAGCACTTTTTGGAGTGCGTCCGACTTGGCTCCGTTGCGGTGTATCCGGCCCAACACTTGCAAGTAATCCTTGGCGTTAAAGGTTGGGCAAATAAGTGAGATACGCGGCCTCTCCCCACGTGTGTCGTGCAGAGACAGGCCAGTCCCGCCAGCCGCGATATTGACGACGATGCAGTTGACGACGTCGTTCTGGAAGTCGTCGATCGCTTGCTGTCTTTGGGCGGCGTTCTGGTTGCCGTCGATCTTTGGGCAATTCAATAGGCCGCAGAGAGCGTTTACCGTATCTGTGAAGTTCACGAAGATTACGACGCTGTTGCCTCCGCTGATAAAGTCATCCGCCATCTCGACAATATCCGGCACTTTGAAGGACTCTGCCAGCTGGCGGGCTTTGAGTATGTTTACCAGAATGTGCTCGCTGTTTGAAACGGTTCCGTTGAGAATATACTCGTCGATGATGGCTGGCGTGATGCCCAACTGCTCGTAGGCTTTGTCGATCTTCTTGATGTCTTTGAACTCCGTCGGCTCGACGAAAACACGGTTGTCTCGGAAGCTGTCCGGAAAGTCTGATACTGTAAGTTTGTTGCAATTGACTCCGTACATCATGTTGCGTAGCAGAGCCAGCTTTGTCTTAGTCGCCAGCTTCCATCCGCCCCAATCGTCTTGGTAGCATCCGTACTGCATCATCCACCCGTACCAGCTACGTAGTTTGTTATCCGGCTTGTTAAGAGAGTGGAGCCCCAATAGGTATCCCAACGCCCGCATCTCCGTAGGGTCTTCGGCAGCGGTGGCGGACATGCCGTGTACGGAGTAGCTCTGCTGTACCAACGAAACCACAAGTTGGGCGTTCAAAGTATACGGCCCTTTGCATTTGTGGATCTCGTCCACAAGCACCAATGTGTCGGTTGGCAGGGACCAGCGCATGATCTTCTTACCGACTTTGGAAAGCCATTTGGTCTTGCCGCCACGGATCTTCTCAAAGTTCGTAACGAACAGCGGAGTTATTCCGTGTTCCTTTAGCTCCCGCTCCCATGACGGGACAACCGCTTTCGGGCAAAGTACAGCGACAGGCTTTCCGAAATCTCTGGCCAGATGGACCGCCACAACTGTTTTGCCAGTGCCGACGCTTGAGCTGTCAAGCGTGTTGACTTTATTTTTGTGACAGCAGAGAAAAAATTCTTTGGCGTCATCTTGCTTCGGGAATAGTGTTTTCATTCGAGAAGGCTCTTACTCAAAGGTTCGAGCGAAGTCGAGAAAAAAAAAAAATTTAATCCTCAAAAATTTCATCTTCAGGGTCGGCCCACGACATGAAGGCCGGAGTGTTTTCGCCTACCCACGCGCCTTCCACGTTGTAGTAAAAGTATTCGAGAGCGTCCTCTTCCGTCATCTCTCTGGCGAGGATCTCGATACACTTCTCAAAACTGTATACGGCAAAGGGCTTACCGAACTGGCGGGCGATGCCCATGAACGCTTCTTCAAAGCCATCTGCAAGGATGACTTCTTCTTCGTCGTCAAGGCACTGTTCAAGTGTTTTTGGGATATCCATAACGTTGTCTAGTATACTGTGCAATGAGGAAAGCGTCAACGATGCCGTCATGCGGCACGGTGCAGCGGTTGTTCTTGCGCCAGTCCTCATCCGGAGCAAGTTCGTTTGCTTTCTTCAAAGCAAAGACTTTTGTATGTGATTTAGGCACTTTGCCTAACAAAGACTTCTGCCAGTCCAGAACTTGAATCGGCTGGACTTTGAGCTTGTGGGACTCACACATTCCGAGGATCTTGCCGTACGAGATCCCCATCGACCGCATCGCTTGGGAGGACTTCGCATGCTTCAGCGGCTCCTCAATCCCGATTAAGGATTCGGTGTTCAGGTCAGTGATCCAGTCGTAAATGATTTCGGTATCAACTTCCCGCTTGCCAGCCCGTTCAAACGTCGGCATCGCCCACTTGTCGATGATGGATCCGTTGTGCGCTGATATGGCACAAAGTCCGCCGTCGAGTCCGTTGTCGATGCCGATGATCATTTACGATTGTAGGACAAGCCGTCGATAATTTCAGTCCGGACAATGACTCCGTTGCCTTTTGCGGGGGCCCATTTGTCGACGTACTTTTCCAACGATGCCAGAAAGAATACCTCTCTCGCATTGGTCGGGATAACACGGTAATACGTTCCGCGCAGTTCCATAGGATCGAACGCGTAGTCGTCCACAGTAACCATCTTTCGTTTTTTGATTACCTCTGGATTTTTGCTTTCGATCCGCATGTGGAATTTAATTGGGCTGTTGTGTAGTTCAATCATCGTTTTGTTCTTCGTTTGGGATGTCAATTACTGTTGTTGCTTTTTTCTTTATCCTGACAGCTCCGTCGCCGCGATCGGCTTCGGTGTTGTTGAGGATGGAAATATCGATGTGCATCTTGCTCTGGCTCCCGTTCTTGGAATTGAGTCCCAAGTTGCGGCGGATCAGCTGGTCGAGTTCTGATAGCTCTCTCACGGTCCTTGGCCCACGGAGATTCTTCATGCTGTCGCGCATCAGCTTCACGCCAGCGGCGGCGATGTAGTGCTGGTACTTATCGGCTGGAGACGACTGTGCCTCCGCGATCTCAAGGATATTCTTTTCTTCTTCCAGCACGGCGTCGTGCATTGCTAACCTGACGGCTTCGCCAGTCTTGTGCTTGAGGTCTTCCTCCAATGTGTCGGCCAACGGATCTACTGGCTCCGCGTCCGGATCGGCGATAGACGAAAAGCCATCTGGCCTCTTCCGGATTCCTGCTTCCCGAATCCATTTATGGACGGTAGCTGTGCTGACCTTTAGGTCTCTAGCGATCGAGGTGACCATGTAGTCCTGCTGGTACAGCTCCAGCCCACGCGCTTTGAGACGTGCGGACTTATCTGCGATCTCGGCTCTGGACTGCTTGGGCTTGCTTTTTATGCCCTTTTTCTTTAGTTGATTTTTTGTGTTGCTGCTCAAGATGAACACAGTTAAGATCAGCCAACCAAAAAATTCAAGAAATTTTTTCTGAAAAATGACAAATAAATCTAATCTGGCGCGAAACGTTTTGGAGCCGCGCATCGATCCTGTATCCAAAAAGATGGACGTCGGCGGCTTGTTCATCAAGCCAACGAACCTCATAACGGCCTTACTCTACGGCTTCGCCCAACACGACAGGCCGATGGCAAAGGAGTATTATTTCTGGCGGATCTGCGACGAGCTATGGAACAACGACGACCTTCCGGAGAAACTGATGGTCCGCCATCCGTGGGCAGATCGGATGATCAAGAACGCGATCCGCAATAAGTATCTCGCCGTCGGCGGGTCGGCGTCTTCCGGAAAGTCCCACACGATGGCGGCTTGGGGTCTTGTGAACTTCCTCTCACAGCCGCAGAATACTTTGATCCTTGTAACCAGTACCACGCTTCGGGAAGCACGGAAACGGATCTGGGGTTCCATCATCTCGCTCCTTACGGTGGTCGAGGATGCACCGATCAAGATTCGGGATTCAATCGGAAACATCGCCTACATCAACGAGAAGGGGGACCTTATCGAAAAAGCTGGCCTCTCGCTTATCGCGGCGGAAAAGAGCAAGACACGGGAAGCGGTCGGCAAGTTTATCGGTATCAAGCAGAAGCGGGTCATCGTCATCGCGGACGAGCTTTCGGAACTGTCGGAGGCGATCCTCAACGCTGGCCTGACTAACTTGTCCAAGAACCCTGATTTCCAGATGATCGGGATGAGCAACCCCAACAGCCGATTCGACGCGTTCGGCGTCTGGTCACAGCCGAAAAGCGGGTGGGACTCGATCGACGCACAGATCGACGACGAGTGGGAGACGAAGTGGGGTGGGAAGTACATCCGTCTTGACGGCGAACGGAGCCCCAACATTCTGGCTGGAGAGACCATCTATCCTTGGCTGCCAACTGAGGCTAAACTGGCAGAGGACAGGGCTTTGCTTGGACCGGAATCCAGAGGCTACATGCGGATGGTTCGCGCCGTGTTCTTCGACTCCGAAGAGACGGAAGGGATCTACTCTGAGGCGGAGCTGGCCAGAAGCGGTTCCCTCGGAAAGGTACAGTGGGTCGGGAAGCCGATCGCGGTTGCAGGGCTCGATCCGGCCTTTACCAATGGCGGCGACAGAACGATCCTCTATACCGGAAAGGTTGGCTACGACACGAAGGGCCAATACGTCTGCGAATTGGGGGAGGCGATCCACCTAAACGACGACGCCACAAACAAAGCCATTCCGCGTACATACCAGATTGTCAAACAGGTTAAGGACCACTGCGAGAAACGCGGCATCTTGCCAGAGAATCTGGCGGTTGACTCGACTGGCGCTGGAGCGCCTTTCTGTGACGTGCTTGCCGGAGAGTGGTCTTCCGGATTCCTCCGTGTTGGATTCGGCGGGAAGGCTTCCGACAAACGGGTAAGCGCCAACAGCAGTCTGGTCGGGGAGGAACTCTACGTGAACCGTGTATCCGAACTCTGGTTTGTCGGGAAGGAACTGGTCCGCACCAAACAGCTGTTCGGGATCAACGGAGATCTGGCCCAAGAGATCTGTGCCCGTAACTACGAGCTGGTCAAGGGCGGCACGCTCCGTGTGAAGATCGAATCAAAGGCAGACTTCAAGTCTCGCTTCGGTCGTTCGCCTGACTTAGCAGACGCGGCGTTCCTCTGTCTCGACATGGCCCGCCAGAGGCACGGAGTGGTAGCTGTAGAGCCGTTGCCGGAAAGCTCGGCTAACGGGTTCCAGAAGAGGGGCACGACGTTCCAGTCTTTGCGGAACGCTCTCTCGTCAGAAATGTCGATGGCTCTGGATTAAGGGTTCAGGGTTCCCGATCGGGATCTTATGTGCCGCTCATGTGCAGTTGCGGCGTAAATGTGCCAGATCGGTAATGTATTTACATTGTAGTTTGATTGCCTGTTTAGACCCCCTACTTGAAAACTTTCTATAGAATAGGATAAACCGTTTGCTCTATAGCTCAAACTGTTTAATAGAGTTTAGAAAAAGTTTTTATATAGGGTTCTTGTAAGGGCAATCAAACTACAATGTAAATACATCAATAAAAATATTGACATCCAAAGCCAAAGAATGTACATTGTAATCACATGGCTGCTCCACGATTTAAGAGACTATCTTCCGGTCAGATCCAATATATGGGAGAGAAGTACGCTGGCTTTAATAAGCCGAAGAAGGCACCAGCTGGCTCTCCAAAGAAGTTTGTAGTTTTGGGTAAGGAAGGTGACAAAGTCAAAAAGGTTTCTTTTGGCGCGAGAGGCTATGAGGATTTTACTCAACACAAAGACCCCAAACGGCGGGCCAACTTCCGGTCTAGGCACAGCTGCCAGACAGCGAACGACAAGACTACCGCCCGTCATTGGGCCTGTAAATATCTCTGGTAATTTGTGTTGACTTTGTAAATTCAGTATATTAGTTTTGCTTATGTCCTTAGCCAACACATACGCGACCCCCGTTTCCGACGAAGAAATCCAGAGAAAAAGACGCGAACTTGCTTCTCGATTGTTTAAAGCGCGACAGGCTGGTATGGAGCCAAATCAAGCCCTGAATCAGGTAACAGGATTTGACGTTGATTTTGATACTGGAGAAGAAATCGATACCGAATTTGGTACCGGATTGACCTCAAAAGAGATTGCTGGTTTCACACAACGTCTCTTTCAAGGAGACTACGATAAAGGTTCTCAATTTGATGAAGAAGAGGCGCAAGCAGTTGCGCGTTCAAAAGCCCGTGGAGCCTTCGGTGGTAGTGGTTGGCGTGGTCGATCTTCGTTTGGTTCTGTGTCAACCCCCAACTTGGATTTGTACGACCAATTCCAAAACGAACCATTTGGTTCGAGCCCGATGGGTAGTGAACGGAGGCTTATCGGATCTACAGAGGGGCAAATGAAAAGACTTTACCGCAAGGCCGAAAGAGCTGGCCTCAATCCCGCCAACTATACTCCACAACAACTAGAGGGGATGGGCATCTCCTCTGGTGGGATACGGACTCAAGAAGAGGTCCGTTTAGGATCTGAAGAAAAAGAAAGAGACAAGCGCGCTCGACTTAAAGAGGCTTTACGATCCGAACAAGAACAGAGTAGGCGGTAAATAAAATCGGTAGCACGATCAAATAAAATTTAAATATGGAAGATTTTGATTACTCTAGCCATATAGCCCCCCTAAAAAGAAATTATTTTAGTGGGCGTTCAAATTATAGTAGCGGCCTGTCGCAAGATGCGATTGGTCGCCTCCAAGAGCAACAGATTTTTAATCTCGAACAAAGGAATATTCAAAATCTCAAACTACGCCAAGTGTCTAACAGTTTACGTGAATCCGAATTACGATTCGAGCAACAACGACTTGAGATTGAGAAAACAAAGAACGACGCGAGGATCGAACGGGAATCCCTAATCACTATTCCGGAAGCCACTAAGCATCTTGATGGTATCCTCAACGATCCAAACATAAGCGACAGCGAGAAAGCTGGTCGTGTCGCCGATTATAAATTCCAAAACGCCCCCCTAATCGGCGCTAGTAAATCATTCAATACTCTTCTTACTGCCGCAGAAGGTAAACTCGAATCGCGTAGGCAAGAACTGGAGCGTGTCAACCCGTTGATCAATTCTCTTGTTCAAACAGGAAATCCTGAGACCCTTAAAAGGGTTCTTAAAGATAAGAATCTACCGATGGCAGAAGACTATATCACAACTGCTGAAGCTGTCGCCGCCTCCAAGAAGGCCGAAGCTACAAGTGAACTCGCATTGAAGGAACAAGAATTTGCACGCGGACTTAAGAAAGACGAACGCGCAGCTCAGACCGCTATGGTCACAAATTATCTAAACACACTTGAAAAAATCAAACCCCCCAGAGACGATGATCCAACCGAATTCGGGTCACTGCGCGGTGGTGAAAAAACTCCGACCATACCACAAGTAAAACAATTCAAGTTTGCTAAGGAAGACCGACTCCAACTTGAGGACATGGTTCGAACTCTCAACGAAAACGTTGATGAGGGTAGACTCTCCTCCGCTTCAGATGAAGAAGTTTATAGTGCTGCACTTGAGAGCACAACCGGAACATTGAAAAGACTTTCTGGATTTGGTTCTCAATTCCAACGAGATAAATTAGATAAGTTCCGCACCACTCCGCCTACTCAGTAACAATAATAACCAATAACTAGTGTCTGCTATGTCAGAGCTTGATAAACTACTACGACAAGATCCTGAATTCCTTTCTATTAACGATTGGAAAAAGAATAATAATACCGGAGACGAAATCAAAAATCGTAGGAACTACGCCAATTATGTTCGCGGTGAATACGTGTCTGCTGGACTATATGATGACCGCGTAGCTAACGAGATCAAACAGTCAACTCTCGAAAGTGCGTTTCTTGACGGAGTAATTAAACCGGATGATGAAGACGCCGAGATCCAGTTGTTTGCTCCGGAAGAACTAGATCTGGACTCCAAGCTCCAGATGGTCTTGACTAACTTGGATACCGAAGAACCAGCTTGGCAAGCGGCGTCTAAATATCTCGCCTTCAAAAAAGCTAATCCAGAAGGTGTGGAAGTTCCAGAAGATATCCGACTCAAGGGAGAAGATTACTTTGCTGATGCTGTGATGATGGCCGACACTGGCTACCGCAAAGCGGCAAAGAACGCCGTGCGAAGCGGAGAACTCCCACTCGCCAAAGTAAAGAACGACGAAGGCGAATACGAGATCCTCGTTTCCCCGAACCTTGGATCCATGAACATGGCTGAGGCCATACGCGCCAGCAAAAAAGGTGATATCTCATTTGCCGACGCAACAGCTGTGCAGTCGAAACTGTCTACTCCGATCGGGTTCAATGAGCCGATGTATAAGATCGAGCGATATTCACAAGCTGCTTCTGCGATCGAAACGTATTCTAAGCAGGACACACATACCGCAAAAATCATCCAGAACTATTCTGACGAACTCGCCGCTGCCGATAAAGACGGGAGAGCACCGAAGTCATTCGATGATTATTCTTCTGTCTTACGCTACGAATTGAATAAGAGCGGACTTCTGCCTGAAGACGAAGCCGTCACCGATGAAGAGATCTCGAAGGCGATGACACAGATCGCCTACAACAACGCTAATGCTGGCGGCAAATTTAAACTCTACGACAATCCGGAAGAGGCATACAAGAACGTGCGTAACGTTGGCTTCCAATCGGCATTCGTGCATCCGTCAGCGATGGTAAACGACACCCTATTTAAACAATCGGTCGTCGATAACCCCAATCTTTCCGAAGACCAGAAGAAAATTATCGAAGCCCGCCGCGAGCCGTTGATTGAGCAATCCTTCGATCAGAGCAATGAGATCCTATCGAAGTCCTCAAAGTCTGACGAGTGGCTCAACGCCCTTCAGGCTGGCCGCGTTAACGGTAAAAAGAACGGCGAGATCCTCAAAGAGTTTGTATCTGATCCAGATAACTTTAATGAGATCGGGGATCGGCTAGTCGGAATCGGCGGTTCAATCATTGATGGCGTCGGCGAAATGGCAGCCGCTATCCCGATGATGATGGGCGCTGATTGGGCTCGCGACTACATGGTTGGCAACATCAAGGAACGCAGCAACCGCAAAGAGGTCGCCCGTTTGTTTGGTGCAGAATACGGCGTTGGTCAAGAACTCATGGAGTCGATCGCCCCGATGTTGGCCGACATGGGAGCAACAACACTTCTCGCCGGACTTACTGCTCCAGCAGCCGGAACTGGCGGAGCGTTGTATCTCTCATCAAAGCAAGGCGCTCGTCTCACAGCAAAGGGGATGCTCAAGTCGATGACTTCTAACGCCCTCCGCCAACTCCCGACGGAGACCGCTGAGGAGGCGGCTGAAAGACTTGTCGCTCAGAATCTTATTACGGCTTCTACTAAAGAAGCGGGCGTCAGTGGAGCGCAAGCTGCGATCAAAGGATTTAACAGCCAACTTGTAAAACAAGTCGGCATTGCTCCGGCTATCGCCCTTCCGGCTTTCAATCGTTCTGCCGGATCAACATACGCGTCTGTCTATACAACTCTGGAAAATAACAAAGACCTAACTCCAGAAGAAAAACACGACCGCGCCCTTGGAGCAGCTTTGACTAGCGGAACCATTACAGCCGCCATCACGGCTGGCTTTTCTGGCTTTGGGCGAAGCGGGCTTGAAGGCGCACTCCTCGGCGGAGCATCTCGCAAGCAAGTCAAAAATATCATGGCTCGTCTCGGCAACGTTGACGATATTCCTGACGAAGTATTTAATGAAGTTGTCTCAAAACGGGTTTCTGAGACGATGAAAAAATACGCATTTGAGACAAGTAAAGAGATTGGCAGAAATGCTCTCGATGAAGGCGCTGAAGAAGGACTCGACCAATTTATCAATGGATTTGTTACAGATGCCGCTACCGATGAAAACACTCCATTCCTTGAAAAACTCGAACAAGCTGGTCGTGCCGCTTTGATTGGCGGTGTTATCGGCGGCGGTGTGCCAGCTATCAAAGCTGCTAAGAACGCAGTGTCCCAACGCAGCGATATCGGCGCACAGATGGCCGTCGAAATCGACTTCGCTAAAGGAGTTAGCCAAAAACTTACAGAAGCCGGAAGCCCTCTTACCGCGCAAACTGTTTATGGTATTCTCACAGCTCCGAGGCGGACACGCGCCCCGATCGCTCAGACAATTCTCGAAGCGTCTCGACAGCCCGCTGTTGAAACGGTTACGGAGATAGCGGAAGAAACTCCAGAGGTTAAAGACGCTGGAACTCCCGATATTGCTTTGACTCCGGAGCGCCTTACCGAAACCCTTAACAACTCAACTTCGCCAGAGACTGTGGCTAAGGCTATCGTCGATGAACGTGGCCAGTCACAGTTCGGTTTCGTAGAAGACATTCCTTTGAATGAAGTTGCAAAACGTGGTCGCACTGTACGTAAGCAAACCGGACCAACCGATCCGGTAACTCAACAGATGGAGTTTGATTTTAACTCTCAAAGGGATAACCAACCGCAAGATCAACTCGATCTAGGACTCGATACTACAGCTGCTGACAAGCCAAAAGTAAAAGTCAAGCGTACAGCAACTGTTAATAAGAGCGTCAAGAAAGCTGGACTAGCCGAACAACTCGGACTCGACTTTGATCAAGCTGCTACCGAAGAGCAGAATAACCACATCGACGCAAACTATTCGGACGAAGACCTTACCGATCAAGAACGATCAGATATCGAAGCGGAACTTCAAGGAGAGATTGGACAGTTACCAGATAACGAACGCATTCGGGCTACACTCGAACTTTTCGGAGCCCTCGAATCGGAACAGCAAGCAGCAGTCAAACCAAAGGGTAAGAAAGCCGCGAAGAATATCCCCGCCCAAGCAACGGCAGCTCCAGTAAAACCACCTATCCTTGGAACTGGTGTGGGAGCTAGAGAACCGATGTTCGCTCCAGATGAATTCATTGATGATGAATTGATCGGCCAAGAAGTGTCGGCTCTATCTCGTATCGCTACGCTCGGCTATCCTGTTCGTTTGGAGCGGAAAGCCCTGCACGGCTTACCACAACGTGGTAAGTACCCAACGGGATATCTCGTCGGAAAGTCTGACATGGCCGCGAGAAAGATCAGCGAGCTATATCCAGTTCGTATCGATCAGAACGCCGTCGAAGCTGAGACTATCGTCAGTAAAGAAAAGGTTTCGTTCTATGACCCAAAAGTAAAAGCAGTTGTCCGGAGAACACCGAAGGCTTCGATCGACAAAAACGGAGTCGGTATCTTTAACAACGATCCCGTTTCCATGAAGCTGTTGCTCGACCGCCACATTCCGGTTGTCGTTCCAGATAGTTTTGTTCCGTCACTTAACCCTTCATTCCGTACATATTCTTACGGCAACACACGTTACTTGAGCGACATCGTGATGACCAATCCCGAAACCGGAACCGGATTCGTGTCTGTCCTTACCAAGGAAGATAAGGTTATTTCGAGCGAGCCTAACTACAAGTACTATCAAAACCTGTCCACCTTCACAGCTCTGTTTAATCCAGAAGTCATGGACCGCACTGTGCCCGATCCGAAAGGCGGATCCGGAGAGGTTACCCTTGATAGCATTATTTATGACGCCGACCAGCTTTATATCACTGCGTCCACCGATAGGCCAACCAGCGCATACGGAGACCCCGTTAAAGCACAGGCTACCCTACGCTCTATCCTAAAGCCGAGAAAAGGAACCCTTGAACTAGAGTTCTTTGAAGCCGCTCTTTCCGGATTAAACATGTCTGTACGCAAGGAGGCTTACTTGCACGAACTTCGCCTTGGAATGGACAAGTTCGCCGAGCGCAAGTCTGGCGAAGCAACGCCGACACTCAAGACGGATAAGATTAAAGAAGCAATCACAGACTTTGTTTCACGGACAAAGGTCGATAACAAAACAGCGGCTGTTAATATCGCTAAAGTATTCGGATCGGATATCAATCCAGAAGAACAACCAGATCTAGTACTTCAAAAGTTTATTGAAGATACCGTTCTTGTTCGCCCCCCATATATGCCGTCTCTCCGCGAGATCGGCGCAAAGGTTGGCAATGCATTTGCCGAACAACAACGGAGCCGCGACATCTTCGCACGTAAGGCATTGTTTCAGACCACTGATCCGACAGATCTTGCACAGCTCCGCGACCAGATCGAACTTTTTGATCCCGAAGCCGAAGCGGCGGACGATACCTTCATCATTCCGAGAGAAGCGTACGAAGCTCCGGATCCGAGCATGATCGCCAAGGTATTGAAAGAAGTTGCGTTCGACGCCGCCGACGCTTTGGATACCGATCCAGAGATGCGTGCTGATGTTGATAGGCTTCTCCGCCGCACGGTGTTCAAAGGCAACAGCGCGATTGATATCACCAAACTCAGCTCGAACGATGTGTTTGGCATGCTCGCCTCTTGGATGGCTTCCGGAAACTACAACACCAATCCGGACGCGATTAAGTTTCAACGTAGGCTTCGAGACGGAGAGTATGTGAGCGGAGACAGGCTTCGCCGCATGATGAAGATGATGTACTTGAGTTCCAAGACCATCGAAGGCAATCCAACAAAGGACGACGCCTATGTCGATTCGATCCGCGAAAACTTGGCGAACTCCTTTGGCCGTTCGGTCTCCAAGCAAGAGGCTTCCGATTTCATCAAGGCTATCGGAGGCGCGGCCAAACCTCTTTGGTCTCGCTCCTATGTCCGTGGGGAACAAATCATTTTCGCACGCCAGCAGAACGACGCCGCCGTTGAACGACTCGGACTGAAGACCAACGATCCAGAATCCGTGATCAATGCGTTCAAAGTAATTGCCTCTACCGAAGCCGATCCGAACAAGCGTCTGCTCGCCAAGCTCCTACTGGAGAATCAAGGATACATCCGCCAAGTCGAGTTCTCTATCGACGAATCTCCGCTCGAATACTCTGGCGGCTACATCGTCGGATCCAATGGGGTACCGATGATCTCCGTCAACTTGGACGGCCACAACGGTCGCGGGCTTGCCGATGTTCTCCTCCATGAGTACACCCACGCCTTTGTCGGGATCTCCGTTGCGAGCCCGAACGAGAACCTCAACGCCGCACAGCGCGGTTCGCTCCAACGACTCAACGGAATCCTTGAGCTGGCCCGCCGCTCTGCCGCAGACAGCAACATCACCGATCCGATTTTGCTCGACGGACTTGAGAACATTAACGAGTTCGTTGCACACTTCTTTACCAGTACAGATTTCCAAGGCTACTTGAAATCGTTGCTCCCGCCGACCAAACAGCGCGGCTTCTTTGCCCGCACGATCGACGCTGTTCTCGACATGTTCGGTCTCAACAGATCGAAGCAAGCCAACTACCAACAGGCGTTCACCGATCTCGTTGACCTCACAAGGGCCGCCGTTCTACGCGCTCCGCTGACTCCGAAGGGACTGATCAACCGTCTCGCGAATCCTGCATCCCGAACCCTGCAACAGGTTTCCGAAGCCGCTCAAGCGATACGCCAGACCCTTGGCACATCGGTAGAACAGCCGACTCAGTACGAAGTCTACGACCGCCAGACTGGCGAAGTCGTGTGGACTGGTACACGACGCGACATCGCGAGACAGGTACAGGACAACCGCGACAACGCATACGGCGGATACCGTTTCGCTGTGCGCCAGACTGGCGCGGCAACGCCGACTCCGGAAACGTTGGCATCGGCCATCGATCAGGAGACAGAGGATCTGGTTTCAGGAATCGGGGCACAGGATGTGGTTTCAGCTACTACCGAAACTCCGGCAGAGTTAACCGCCAAGATCAAAGACCTTATCCGCATGGTTCGCCGTATGGTTCCTGCTGAGTTTGCTCTGGAGATCAATACCGATATGCCGTACGCCGCCGCTTTCCAAGGCGGTAAGATCTTGCTTAACCCATACGCAATGTCTGGAACTGTTGCCGGACTCGATCCGACATCGGCCAGAGGAATCGTCGAAGCAATCATGACGGAGGAAGCCGCTCACGCCGCCTCCTACAACGCGCTCACACAGCAAGAGCTTGATAACTACATCGCTACTTTGAAGGACTCGGACTTCGACGCGATCATCGACAGCTACTACCAGTCTGACGAGAAGAGGGCAGAAGCTAAAGCTCGTATCCGTTCCGAGGATCCCGCCGAAGCCGCACGCGAACGCGAAGGCATGGCCGAAGAGAAGCTCCGGATGCACTCACAAAAGGTGACACGCGGATTCACGACCGAAGACGACTACACATTCTGGCGTGCCAAGCCCTCACTGTTCCAGATCCTTGGACGATACATGAAGGGATTCATTAACCGATACATGGCTGGAAAGTCTCTTGCTACCATGAACGGAGCACAGCGTGTCGCCCTTCAACGGATGGTCACAGAGGTACGCGCCATCAATGCTGGCTACCGCCTCACTCCGAACACTCTTGAGTTCGACGCACAGAACCCGCACGCTTCGCTGTCGCAGATCGCGACACAGCTCGGCGCGGAGTTGACTGAAGCACAAGAGCTTATGCCGATGTCTGCTGTGCGTGTTCTCCACAACGATAGCGCAGAACTTCCGAAGCCAACATCAAAGATTACCAATGCTAAAGTAGCAATCGCTTTGGCGGACGCCGCTCAAAAATATTGGGGCCGCATGATTACCAGCACTGATATTACTGAAGAAGAAAAAGCAGAAATTATCCGTAATGGTACTCAAGAATTTATCGCCGCACTAAACGCTAGTGGCAAGAACGCCGCTGATTGGTATTCTACGGCCATTGATATCGCAATGGAAGTTGCGGCATTGATCCATCCAGAACTGTCAAATATCGAAGCGGCTAATAAAGTACCCGCTTTCGCTGCGGCAGACAATCCAGTTCAAGCCGCTCAGTTTGCAATGCGTATGGCGTTGGCTATCACATCGCAGAACATCAATGTTAAGCAGAATACAAAGTATGCTGAAGAGCAGTTTAACATTCTCAAGCAAACCGGAAAATTCGATAGCTCAAAAATCTACGGGACAAAGGCGTTGGCTATTCAAAGTAATCTTGAGCTGGCTAACATCTTGGTAGACTCATATGGTTACGGCGACGCAGAAGCATTTGTTCGTAAAGAGTTTACTGTTAAAGAACTTGAAGAGAAAGCTAGTGAGATTCGTGGTAAAAAAGTTACCATATCCGGCAGACAACAAGACTCTGTAAATGGAGCGGCAATCTTCGGGCCGAAAATTGGTCAAGGGTTCTTGCAGAATCTAATGTCGAATTTCGATCCCGTCACTATTGACCTTTGGATGCGGAGGACATGGGGTCGTTGGACAGGAAATGTAGTTGGAGACGGCGTTACCGATGAGCGCCTTGCCAACCTATTGATCGGCGCAAGAGATGCAAAGATTAAGCTCCCCCCATTTGCAAGACAAATAAAGACCGTCACTCGCTACAATGTGTTGTCAACGGGCAAACAAGGAGCCCCATATCAATCTGTATCAAGCTCGGTAATTAACAGACTAGAAACCGATTTAGATTACAGAAATCAATTTAACCAGTTGGCTAAAGATCTGTTCGCTGAGTGGCAGAAACAATACAAATTGTTGAAAGACGGATCGATTAAGAGTACACAGAACGGGGAGTCTGTAAGCATTACTTACGGAAAAGTCACCAAAGAATTGATGGCCGACTACCGTTCCGGAAAGATCAAACTCGAAGATATCATCGAAGATATTAAAAAGTTTGAAGACAATCTTGATAAGCAATTTGAATTGGAAAAAGCCAAAGCAAAAAAATCTGGCGAAAAATTCAAAACAAAGATTGCCGACTGGCGATATGACGGCTACATTAACGCCGACCGGACTGAGTCCTTCTCGAACAAAGACATCTCCGAACTCAAGCCCGCGTGGGCGAGAGCCGCTGATGTCATCAAGGCAGAACTCAATCCTATCGATATTCCATCTGACCAAGACCGACGCGTCATTACTGAAATTGTTAATGGCATACGCGCCGAGCTTGAATCGCTTGGATACGTTACAACTAACGCGGATATCCAAGCTGTGCTTTGGTATCCAGAAAAAGATCTCTGGTCTAAATTAGCAGGGAAAGAAGAGAGCAACTTAAAACAATCTTATGATGACGAATTCATTAACATCGCAACAGAGAGGGGTCTCGGTGGAGAAGCAAGACAACTTGCCGAATCCGTCCGAGCCGATCGAGCCACACGAAATAGCCAGCGGGATGACGCCCGACCAAATGAAGAGGTTTTTGCTGGAACTCATGCCGCCTTCAAAGAAGCGAGAGCGAGCCAAATAGGAACACAACTAACACCAACAGGATATGAAAGACTTACGCCAAGCATATACGAACTCAGCCTCAGCACTGACCCTGATGCAGGACGAAGATTTGTTGAGGGAATTAGCCGAACAGCGTCCGAACACCCAATGGGCGCGGCAGTGGAAGTTAAGCCAGCAGAATACTACAACGACTCCAACAACCGACTCTTCCTCACCGAAGACGGACTCGCCGGAGTCTCCGTAACTTCTTATGGGGATCTGGTCAGCGTGTTCAAACATCCGACCAGCAAAGCCAAGATTAAAGACATCTTGGCGGAAGCCGCTCCTTATGCTGTAACGTTGGATGCTTTTGATATTAACGGATTCTTACCAGATCTCTATGCCAACTACGGATTCCGACCAGTGGCAAGGGTTCCTTTCAGCAGAGATTACGCGCCGCAAGGATGGCCTTTTGATCTTGCCGGAGAGCCAGATGTTGTTCTCATGGTCAAAGATCTCGACGGCGACAGCGGTTTGCTAGAGATCGGAGTAGACGGATACGAAGCTATTCGCGATTCGATTCCGGTTACTGATGACTACGATGCGGCGATGGCGATGCAAGCTGCCGCCAAGGAAAAGGTAGCAGAAGCAAGAGCATCGAGAGCATCGACCCTCGCTACCCAATTCGGCGCGGCCTCACAACTGCCAGCCGGATTCGATGCAGACGCCATCGACTACAGCAACTTCCTTGAGTCGCTTGAGATGCCATTGATGGAGGTCGGCACATACCAATCGCCGTCGAAGCTGATCGACAAGTTGCTCAAGGGCGAACTCGATCCCCGAATCCTGCGCCTTAAAAACCAACGCGACTTCTTCAACAAGGCTACCTTTGATCTCGTCAAACGATACAAGACCAAGCTCGACGCGATCATCAAGCGCGACTTCGGCGGTATCGAGAGTGCGCCGATCGATCTTATCCAAGCCGCTACCGGATCGACTAAAGGTATCGTTGTGCCGGAGGATGTCATTACGCAGATCGAAGACGACTTCACCTATGATCTCGAAGTCATCGACATGGACGACTCGCTGACCGCCGACGACAAGATGGTGGCACGCGACATCGCGATGGCCAACCGAAACAAAACTCTTGCCGATGCAGAGAAGGCCGCCGCCGATTCGATCCGCACAAGCAGGGATCAAGCACTCGCTGATCTCGCTGTGACCTCACCGGAACTGGTTCAGCATATCGTCCAGCTTCGCACACTTACCGACGAGCTGTCGAAGAAGGTGACAGAACTCTATGGCTTCCCGCCGGAACTCAAAGCAAAGTTCGACAACCAGCTCGGCATCTATCTGACCCGCTCTTACAAGATGTTTGACGAAGTCGGATATGGCGAGAAGGTTCTCAACGATCCAGACTACGACAGGATCCGCGAAGCGGCGATCAACTTCTTCGAGAAGCAGTTCGTCGATAGCGAAGTGAGCCGCCGTATCTCTGGCCCGAACTCTGTGCCAAGGGCACAGGCAGAGGCCGAAGCCAAACGGGAACTCGGACTCAAGACAATGGGTGGACGCTCCTACGGACAGCTCATGATGGAAGAGTTCGTCAAAAGCTACGACAAGTCTGGCGGTGCGATCTCTTCGGCCAGCTTGAGCCAGTCGCTCAAGCCGTTGCTCGACAACATCCAGATGAAGCGTGACATTCCGGAGCCGATCCGCAATCTCCTCGGAGAGCAAGGCGCGGAAGGCGGAGCCGACAACTTGCTCCGCTCATTGGTAACGGTAGCCACGATGGCGTCAAACCAATCATTCCTCAACCATGTTCGGGATGTCGGTCGCGCAAGCGGCTGGCTCCTCACGGCTTCGGAGTTGAGCGAGGCACGCAAAAAGGATTACGATACCTACAAGGATTACAAATCAGTTAGGGAGTCAACGACATCCTCTTACGATCCTATCGGAGAACTCTACGGCCCGCCGGAAATGGTGGAAGGATTCCGTAAGGTGTTCTCTCCGGACGGCGTCCGGTTCAACCAGACCGCCGCACAAGATGCTGTTGCCAAGACTATCGGCGTCGCCGCCAAGATGTCCGGCGGAGCGATGGCCGCCAAGACCCTCGGCTCGATCGGATTCTATGTCCGCAACATCGTATCGAACGCCCTGTTCTTTGCTCCGGCACAAGGATTTGTGAACCTCAAGTCGATGTCGCAGAGCGCGTACAAAGAAATTTGGGGCAACGCACTCCGCGATCCAGACGCGATCGATGCCTACCGGACAAAGCTGATCTCCCTCGGCGTGATCGGGGATGACATTAACACCAACATCATGGCATCCATGCTTCGCGGTGGTACTTCGGACGACATCGAAACACAGCTTGACAAACTTTTGGATACCGCAAGCAAGGGACTCAAGCCCTTGAAGTGGCTGTCCGATAGGGCGCAAGTCCTGTCCGGTTCGGTCGATGCGTTCTACAAGATCGCCTACTACGAGAACGAACTCCGCGTTCTGAAGGAAGCCAGAGTGGTCGATACCGGATCGATGGCTTCGATGTCCGACCAGCAACTGGAGCGGATGGCGGCAGAGAAGGTACTGGCCACAGCGCAGTCTTCATCGCAAGCACCGCCGATCGTCCGCGAGTTCACGCAATCCGGTCTCGGACTGCTGTTCGCTCCGTTCGTCCGGTTCAAGGTTGAAGTCCCCCGTATCATTCTCAACACATACAAGACTGCATGGGCAGAGATGAATTCGAGCAATCCGGTACTGAAGAGCCGAGGCATCAAGCGTTTCTCCGGCATGAGCCTAATGCTCGGAGGTATCTCGATGGTCGCTCCGGCAATTATCAGCATGGTTCGCGGCATCGGAGACGACGAAGACGAAGCGTTGAGGTCTTCCGTTCCGGACTACTTGAGGAACCACACCTTCTTCTACCGCCGCAAGGATAACGGACAGCTCCAGTCATGGGATCTTACATTCCTCAATCCGTTCTCGATCGCGGCTGATCCGGCGATGCGTTCGCTCGAACTGATCTTCAAGGGACGGCCAGCAGATGCCGCCGCGAAGTTCATCGAGACCGCTATCTTTGACCAGTATCTCGACGATCAGATCTTGTCGTCCGCCGTTCAGAGTCTGCGCGACAACGAGAACCCAACGACGGGCAAGCCGATCTACGAACCCAAGCTGGACAATGTCGGGATCTCATTACTCAAGTCGGCTACCTTCTTGTTTAAAGAAGCGTACCAACCTTCGGTCGTGAAGCGTGCGATCGAGTCCTACCAAGCGGTCGGGGCAGACTACACAGAGTTCGATGACAGCCCGATCGGAATCCTCATGCGTGAGTTCTATCCGGTTAAGCCGCACAACATCGAACTTGACAAGCAACTTCGCCGCTATCTTTCGGAGACCAGAGATGTTTACAATCGGGTCAACGAAAGAAAGAATGTGATGTTCAGCAAGAAGCCTATGAGTTCCGATGAGGTGAAGGATATCATGCAATCGGAGATCGAGGACAAGGCGAAGGTCAACGAGGATGTCTACAAGAAACTGCGCGGCTTTGAAGGTCTCGGCCTCACACCACAGCAACTCTACCAGATCACAACTGGTGCTGGCTACGGCAAGGATCGCACCAGACTGCTGTTCAATAAGGTCATGGATCGTCCGGTTCTTACTCCGGAGTTCATCAAGAAGATGTCCGATCCAAAGAACGAGCAGGGGCTGGAGCGTCTGAAGTCGGCCATCGAAGTACTACAAGGCACGCCAAGGTACATCTTGCTTGAGCCGTAAAACAAAAAAGGGGGCAACGCCAATCGGCGAAGCCCCCTTTGTTTGGTTATGTTTTATGTTATTCCGCTGATGCGAACGCCGCCGCGTAAACCCAAGGCGGGATCTGGTGGCACAGCGTGTCTACCTTTCTCCGCCGTTCGATCTCTGCCTCCGCCTTATTCCGGAGAGTAACGAACCAAGTTGCCTTGCTCTCCTTCTTCAGTCTGGTACAGGCTTGATGGATCGTCGATGCGTCACGGCCAACTAACGCCGCGATCTGTGCATAGGTAAGTCCGCGCTTGCGGAGCATGACCATCAACACCGAACGAAACGCGGTCGGGACTTTCCTCATGCTGGTCAGAAGTTCGGACACCGGAATCTTTGCGAGCCTCGCCATGACGAGGATCAATTCGTTATCTGTTTCCATCGCGGCGATTACTTGGAGAAGTTATCTGTCACCAATGCGATGGCCGCCTCGATCAGATGCATCGATGCCTCGATGTCCACATAGTCATCCTCCAGTTCCGGATCGATGATCGAGCAGACGATCGCTCTTGCGAACGCGTCCCGTGTACCTTTCAAGTGGAGCTTACTGGATCGGATACTGAACGCCGTAGTGAATACGATGACGGCCCAATGGTTCTCTTCCTTGCGGGCCTTCACCTCTACTGGCTGGCCGTCGATTTCAATTAGTGTTTGAGTTGGTTTCATTATTATTATTTGTTGGATGTTAGTTAGTTGTTAGAGCGACAAGGCAATGGCACAGGCCGCCGTGATGAATACCAGTGTTGCCAGTATCGCAATCGACAAAGCCTTCGCCGGACTGGAATAGTCTTCCGGTATCGGCTGGTGGAATCCCTTTTGCGGTGGCTCGAACGGCATGGTGGTTGGCTTGGGGTCTGGGTTTGAGATATTGTGTAGTACTATTTTCTGTTTTGCAAGCATTGTATTTGGTAGTTAGTAGTTCAGTATGGCGTGGATGGCGAGCAGGATCATGGCTCTCTTCTTGGCCGGAACCATGTTGAGATCCAGCTTGATTCGGGACGCGAACGGCGAGCCTAATTGCAGGTGTAGCTTCTTGAATAGCGGATCCTCCGGCAACGGCTCGTTGTCCGGATAGCCGAGCTGTGTGCGGATCGCGTCTTCAAACTCCCTCTGTCCTCTTTCCTTCTCTTGCTGTTGGGTCTGTATGTTTCTGACCATCTTATCTATCAACGATTCGTATCCCGTTCTTTCCGGAATCGGCTCTGCATTTACTCGATCGATCTTGTCTTCAAGCGCGGCGAGGAATCGGTCTGAATACTGGTCGAGCCACAGCACCTTCAATCCGAGTTCCGGTGGTCTAGCGATGATGATGGAGTCGCCCCTCACCGCCCATCGGATCGGATAGTTTCTGACCTTCAAGCCTCTGTCTTCCAATGCCCGCATCAGCACTCGTATGTCGGGCAATGTGGTTAGCTTGATCGATTGTTCCTTGTTGAGGATTTCTTCAATGTTGTATTTCATAATCTGTTTTGGTTAGTGATTCGGGAAGTCGTCTCCATCATTCGATGTCACGATGTACACAGCCAGCGCGACAACGCCGAACGATACCAGTACCGGAATCGATTCGATCAATGTTTCAAGGTGTGGGTTCATGGCTTCGTGATGATGGCTTTGATGGTTCTGGATACAGCGTGCAGGAATCCGGATACAGGTTGGATCCTCCGTTGCCAGCGTTGCTCGCGTGCTTGTCGTTCGCGTAGTCCGTTGATGATGGCGAGTGTCAGATGGACATCGCGTCCGATTGTTATGTGGTTGGTACTCATATTGTTTAGTGTTTGGTTTAGGGTACGATGTGGGTTGGTTCATTGAAGCTGACGACAAGCGTCGGCGGTTCCGGTTGTGGTGGGGCGACTGCATTGTCGAGGAAATTCTCAAGCCGCTTGGTGATGCCGAGCGTGTCTTGGGCCAGTTGCTTGCACTCGTCGAGCGAGTCGAGCAGTCGTTCGCTGACCGGACGATCGTTGAAGAACAACCGCCAGCCGTGCTTCGGCTTGCCACTTCTGGTAGCTATTGCCACGCGCTCGAACTCCAGCCGTCCGCATTGGGACACATATCCGATCTCTGTTCTTTTAAGTTTCATGGTATCGAGTTAGTTAAATTCCTTGAGGAGTTGATCGTCGCTCTTTTTGGTATAGAGAAAGGTCTGGCTGTATAAAACCCAAACCCCATCCCTCCTGCCCTCTTCGTGCTGGAGGGTGAGTCCTTCGTACTTGTCGAAGTCATCGCCGAAACGCTTGGCTGGTAAGATGCGGGGCGGAAACTTGTTCGATGTGTTACCGATCTGCTTGACATTATGTTCGATGACAACGCGCCGGATGCCGCGCTCGATGGTCTCCGGCTCCGGCTCCGGCTTCGTGCGCTTGTCCTCCACTTGGATGCGTTTGTATTTTGGTATGCGCCCAACGACATAGTAGATTTCAGCTTGGATTTCTCCGTCACAAGTGTGTAGTCTCAACTCTGCGCCCATGTGTAGGGTGTGCCATTCATTTCCGCCAGTGTAGGCTGGAAAGAATAGCGTGTCTTCGTCCGATAGGAAGGGCAACAAGAGGGCGGTGAGTTGGTCGTGCAGTATTACTTTGTTCATATGTTTGTCTTTCTGTTTAGTGTTTATTTGGCCAGCGTTTCGAGTGCAGTCTCCGATGCGAACCGGATGAACTCGTCGGCGAGAATCTGGATGAGGTCATCGAGTTCCTCATATGGTTCGGCCATCGGGTGGGAGCTGTAATAATAGTGCCGTTCGATAGGATCCCACACTTCCAACTCTTGCTGGTCGGCGATGGCTTCCTTGTCGCCGCTATCGGGATCGGCAAGGATGGCTCTACGGATCCGCGATCCAGACCAGTCGTCGTGTGATGACGAGAGGTAGAATGAGGCGGCGAGTTTGTATGCTTTATCTTCTAGTGTATTCATATGTTTGTTTTTCTGTTTAGTAGTTCATGCTCCAGCTACGCGGTAAGCTACGCGGCATCCATCGTGCAGGATGCGGGCTTCTTGTCATATGTTAATCACGATAATCATCGTAGGCATCTTTGAGAGCGGAGTTAATCTCTTCCGCCTCTATGCATTCGGGATCCACTAGCATAATTGCATCTTTCGCGAGTGAATAAATCTTGGCTACGATTTCGTCTTTGTTTTTTTCTGGCATATTTTTAATGGTTATCTAGTTTAGCTTCCGCGTGATCAGATGCGCGGCCCCTGTTTGTTTGTCAGCGGTGAGTGAATGAGACTACCTCACCGAAAGTGTATGGCTTGGCGATCGCCGTGCCGTAGTCGAGCCAGAGGACTGGAGCTTGCGGCTGGCGTACATCGGGCCAGTCGTACGCCTCGCCATCGGTGAGGTACACGATCGCGTCAACCTCCGGAGCGTGAGCCTCGATCCAGTCGAAGGCTGGCTGGAACATCGTGCCGCCGCCGCCCTTGAGGGTTGGCGGGATCACATCTCCGGCATAGTACTCGTCGGCCTGTTGCACACGCCAGTCGCATGAGATCAGATGGACTGACTCAACGGATCCGGAATCGAGCGCGTGTTGCACTTCGCCAAGCATCTCGATGAGCAGGGACTGCGGCACGCTGATGCTGGTGTCGATCACTACGGCCACGCTGTTGAGAGCGCGTTGCTTGCGGCCAGCCGCTACCACTCCGGTCGAGTTGTAGACTGGCGCGTTGAACGGCGCGTCCCATCCGTTGCGGCGTGAGCTGGTGAGGAACTGGCGGAGGTACTCTGCCCAGTCCGTTCCGGTGTCCTTGCGGCGGAGCTTGTCGAGCGTGCGGTTCCCGCCTCCGCCGATTCCGGCGCGTGCGTTGACCGCATCCTCCAGCATCTGGCGTTCGTTGTCCGCTTCGATCTCGCGTTGGATATCGTCGATCGACTCTCCGGCATCGGCTTCCGGCTCGGCCAGATCGTCGGATCCTCCGCCGACGAAGTCATCGCCAAGGATCTCGCGGTCGGACTGCTTGCCGCCGTTGCCGCCGTTGCCGCTGTCGTCGGACTGCTGGTCGCTGTCGCTGTCGCTGTCGCCGCTGTCATCGGACTGCTGGTCGCCGTTGCCGCCGTTGCCGCTGTCGTCGGACTGCTGGTCGTCGCTGTCATCGGACTGCTGGTCGCCGCTGTCATCGGACTGCTGGTCGCCGCTGTCGCTGTCGCCGCTGTCGTCGGACTGCTGATCGGGCTGTGGCTGTGGCTTGTCGTCCTGCTTGGCGGGCTTGGCCAGTTGCTGGTAGACCTGCTCCGCGCTGAAGTCGCGGCTGATCGATTCGTCGAAGAGGATGCCTTCGATGAAGGGGAATGGGACGAAGCCGTGCTTGCCGTGAACCTCTGTGTTGCGTGCCTTGATCAAGGCATTGATCACATAGTCCGCCGCGATGTTCGCGGTCTTGGCATCGGCCAACAGGCGAAGCCGGAGCGAGTGATTCAAGAGCGCGTGCAGAGCCTCATGCACAAGCAAGAAGGAGGTGAGGCCAACCGGATCGCTTGTGCGGTCGAGCTTGGCAAGGCCGTCCGGATTGAGCAACAGGCGGCGGCCATCGGTCGCGCCGTAGCTTGTGGCATCGGTCGCCTCCCATCGGAGCGCGAGCAGTTTGCCGTAGGCCAGCGGCCAATGTTGTGAGACGCGCCTCATGGCGGCGGCGAGGGTCGGTGTGTGGTCAGCGTTCATGTTCTTCATTGATTACGGGTTCAAGGTACGGGATGCAGGATGGGGTGTCAAACTATTTTCTTTTATTAAGTTTGGCACCCCATTGGATATCAGATGCCCAAGTCAGCGAGGGTCTGCTCCGCCTTGCGGTGAGCCTCCGCGATGCGATCGGCGGCGGCATCACGCTGGCCCTTGGACAGGCTGGCGGCATCCGATACTTCCTCGACCGACTGGCGGAGGGACTCGACCAGCTTGTCGAGTTCCGGCAAGGCAAGCCAGTTCTTCGCGGCGATATCGTCGGCGGCGGCGCGGATGTTATCGAACCGCTCTTGGCGGATCCGCTTGCCGTTGCGGACTTGATCGACCGACTCCGCAAGATTGGCGATGAGGTCGCGGACAGGATAGCCGTGAGCGGCCAGCAAGTCAGAGCGAACCGCTTGCTCCGACGATGCGCGTACCCTCGCGGCGGTCTCCGATGTTACCGATTCGAGCGGCGTGCCGGAGATCGGGGCGGGCTGGCCAAGCCAAGTCAGCGAGAGCGTGAAGCGGTTGGCGAACTCATCGGCGGTCGGCCACTCGACTTCCCATGCGAGCTGGCCAAGATCATTGCGGGCCGCCGCCACAAGGGACGGCCACTCCGCCACGATGTCTTGCCGGATCGTCGCCAGCTTGGCGGTCGCGTCATCGAAGATCTGTTGCACGCTGTCAATGTCCTTGGCTTGGACATAGGACGCGCCTTCGATGGCGGTACAGGGGAGTGCATACTTGCGGATCGCGTTCTGCGTCGAGCTTACCAATGCGGCGGCTCGGCCAACGGCGGAGCCTTTACGCTCGATGATCGTGGCCCGCACGCGAGCCGACTTCTTCGACGCGCCGTTGTCCTTGGCCAGCTTGGCGGTCGCGCCCTTATGTAGGGTGCTGGTACTTGGCGCGGTGCTGGAGAGCTTGACGAGAACCAGCGAATTGATTTGAGTGAGGTTTTGCATATTTTGTTTTTCTATTTGGAGTTGGTTATTTGATTGGGTTGCCGCCACTTTACAGGCGGACGGCGTGCCGTCAATGTTATTTTCTTTGATGCCCTATCTGTTAGTGCGGGCCGCACTAGTGGGGGTCAGATGCCTTGGAGTTGCGAACGCCTTGGATGCTGGTCGAGCGGCAAGCCACACCGGAGCGCGGTTGCGAATCCGTATGCGCGGATCTCGCCACGGCAAGCGGCCAGCAGATTGACCAGCCAGTCCAACGCGCCGGATGCAACAGCCGCTTCGGGATCGGCGGCGGTCTCACGCTTGGCCACACGCAGGGCGGCGTGGCAGAGAGCCTGTTGGCTGGCCGGATCGATCGGCACATCGCCGCCGTTGCGGACGGCGTTGAGCTGTGGCAAGAGGTCGCCGACCAGCTTGATGAAGGCGAAGGCCGCACGGCCAGCCGACTCGCCGACAAAGCCTTCTAATGTCAGCGCGACCAGCCCATCGGGCAAGTCATCGATGGTCGCACGGCACGCCGCTTCCCATTGCCTTGGACATGGATGCGGTGAGCCGTCCCACGGCGATGGCACATCCGGATTGAAGTGATCCACGCCGTGCTGGTCGCCGCCTTGGAACTTGAGGAATGTGTAGACAGGCGATTCCGCCAGCCCTTGGCCAGCCGCCCAGTCGAGCCACTCGTCGAGCGTTGGCTCGACCTGTACCGACAGACAGCGTTCGACAAACGGCGCGGTCGGAATGGCGGAGCGCGTCCCATCGGAGCGGCGGTTTCCGGTCACGACGATGCGGACATTTTTTCCAAGGGCGTGCGTGCCGATCATCGGCTGGCCGTTTGGATTGAAAAGAGAACGGCAAAGGCTTTGCACGCTGGAATCCCATTCCGGATACTCGTCCAGCACAAGCAAGACTTTGCGGTCGCCGACACGCTTGGCCGTGGGCCATGACTCCGGTGCGCTGAACCAGCCGTCACGGCTTACGGGATCCGGAATCAGGTAGCCAGCCGCTTCTTGCGGGCCAGCTCCGGAAAGGTTGACTTCCCACACTTCATCGAAGCCCAAAGCGGGCGCGATGAGGGATTTCGGGATCGTGGTCTTGCCGATGCCGCCCTTGCCGTACATGGCGAAGAATCGGTTCGATGCGAATGCGATGCTGGCCAAGTCGGCGAGCTGATTGGTAGTTGCTTTGGGCAATTTCATGTCTTTGTTTTTCTGTGTTGGAGTTAATTAAGTCAAACGATGTGCCGCCACTTTACAGGCGGACGGCGTGCCGTCAATGTTATTTTCTCGATTTCTTTTTCCGTTAGTGCGGGCCGCACTAGCAGGAACGAATGGCCAGCGACTCATGCGCTCCGGCAAGGGAATCCCCACACCCGCAGTTGCACTTGGCGCGGCGGTAATTGACGCGCCCATCGCGGATAAAGGCCGCGAGATCGGCGTGCGCGATGCGAGTGAACGCGCCGGACTCGAAGATGATTTCGACGAATCCGCCGTGATCCATCACGCTCGAAATGATCTCCGGCGATTCGAAAGCCGGATAGCCGAAAGCCGGATAGCCGTGCCATACCCATTTGCCTTCGCAATAGGCGACGAAGTCGATGATGTCGGCGGCCTTTGCGGCTTTGACAAAGGCGGCGTCACTTGCCGCTTTGCGGGCGGCTTTGATCTCCGCCAATAGGGCGAGCGCGTCTTGCAAATCCTCATCGGATGCCATCGGGTGGGTGAGCGAGAGCAGGGCTTGATGCAGGGCTGGCGCGAAGTCGGCCAGCGTTTTCGGTGTATTGGTTTTCATGTTTATAGGATTGCGGTTGTGATTGAGTAAGCGGCGAGCCATAGGGTGGCGGCGGTGAGGATGAAGGTGATGCCGATCCGGATGTCACTCCATCGAATGAGTGAGTGATTCCGGCGGCGGTTGCGGTTTGTCGGTGGTTTTGGGTTCATGGATTCAATGTGTGGGGTTGGAGTGTGCCACTAGTGCGGGCCGCACTAGCGAATAAGGCCAAAGCCTTTGACTTCATCGTGGGTCAGCAGGATGCCAAACTTCCATTGCCGCTTTTGCTCCGGCGTGGCCCATCGGCCCACGATCGCCCATCGGTGACGCTTGCCGTTTGCGGGCGTTGGAAGGTTGTAAGCCGGAGCCGTGCGGGTTCCTGCCGGTATCGTGATTTGCGCTCCGGAAATGTCGGAGATTGTGAGGCGTGTTGCGGTTTTCATGGTTTACTTTTCTTTTTATGGTTTGGGGTGTGCCACTAGTGCGGGTTGCACTAGTGGCTTGGAGGGTGATCAGCCGATGACTGGTTCGATGAAATTCCACAGGCGGCTCCGTGCATCTGTCAAGCCCGCAATTTCGAGAGCGTCCGCGATGACTTCCACTTCGACGCTCTTAAGCAGGGCGGCCAGCGTTTCGGCGGTGTGGCCGCCTGTTCCATCGACGAGCAGAGTGGGTGTGTCGTCGTCGTCGTCGTCCGGTTCGACTGGCGGCTCCGGAGCCTTTGGAGCCTTCTCCGGCTTGGCTTCGAGAGCGGCGGTGAGCAGGGCGTCAGCCGTCTTGAGATGGCCAGCATCGGAACGCTTGCCGCGAAGGCGGATCCCGCACTCCGTAAGCGTTCTGGAAATCGTCGATGGAGCGCACGCCGATCCGATGGCTTCCTTCACGATCGCGGCGATGTCGCGATCAGCAATCTTCGCCTTTGTGAGGATCGCGACTTGCTCGCGGATGAAGCGTGCCATCGACGCCTTGATGGTCACGATCGCCACGATGGACTCGCCCGCCCTTTCGGTGATGGCGGCGGAAACCGATGCGATGAGTTCTTGCTGGGCGGTGTTGTAATTTTCAGTCTTCATGTTGTTGTTGTTGTTGTTGTTGTTGTTGATCGGAGGCATCATCGCCTCTCAATTATCCATTGCAGGACAGCTTGTCCGACTGGTTCCTTTTCTTGATAAATACAGGGAAAGCGGCGGGGCGGAGCCGTTAGTGCGGGCCGCACTAGTGGGAGCCATCGGACAGGCGGAGTGAAACCGGAGCCGTGCGACCGGAAGCGGGGCGGAGTGATACCGGAAACCGGAGCCGTGCGACCGGAAGCGGGGAGCAGGAAACCGGATGCAGGAAACAGGGCACAAGCGGGAATGCATCAACGGCAAGTCACCCACGGCGCGGCGGAGCTTGTGCCGTGATCCATGAATCCGGAAGCAGGATCCGGTCGCCCCTTATCCAATGCGTCACCGATCCAGAAGCCGGAGCCGCTGGAAAAGCCATAAGTTGTTGAGTTTCAATGAGTAGCCGACTCCTGATTACAGGTATAGTAACAAGTACAGAGCCGACACGCCAC